TTTGTTTATGCCAAAATATTGAAATAATATGTTTATACTAGTTTCTTTATATAAAATAATTACTAAAGTATACAAAATATACAAATTAATTAGCTGTATCGCATACTAAAATAACATGAACCAGCAGAATCAGCAGAATCAGCAGAATAGGCAGAATCAGCAGAATAGGCAGAATCAGCAGAATAGGCACATTATGATGGATGAAATTGATTACTTGGAGTATGTTTACTCCCTGTACAAGAGCTTGTGTGAGAAGTCGTCGAAGGACGAGTTGCACCATTATGCCGCGTTTTTTCGTGGGAAAAAACATTGGTGGGAAAAAGGAGGCACGGGGGCAGAACTATTCACTCAATGGATCCCAGTCTGTGCATGCTGAAATGGATGCCCTGGATAATTTGAGACAAAAAAATTACTTAATTGGAAATAAGGCAATGAATTTGTTGGTTATTCGTTTGACGAAGACGGGTAAGTTGGGAGAGTCACGTCCTTGTTATCATTGTTTGCAAAGATTGAATGATTGTGGAGTAAAGATAAAATACGTTTATTATTCAACTGCCGACGGACGAATTATGCGCGAGAAATTATCTGATATGATAGATTCACCAAAGACATATGTATCGCTCGGTAACCGCCGTCGAATTTTGAAGAATCAATATAATCAAACCGATCAAAGGACTAAAGTCAATAGAACTGAAATTAACATAGAAATGTTAGTGCGCAGGACTGTTTATGCCAATGGATTGATTATTTGATTATTTGATTATTTGATTATTTTTTTTATCTTTATTTTATTTTCATAAATTAAAAAGTTTATTTATCTTTCAAAATATTTGCAACCGGTTGATTATATTGAGCATTTAATAATTCAAATACCATCAATGATTTCTCTTGAGGAAACAAACAGCAATCAAATATATTGTTTGCAGTATAATATGATTTTTCATTTTGTTCTTTCATTGTAGTTGTAGTCACATATACTTCCACCATTTTACCATCCTTTTCATACTCTATTGTAATTATATTATCTTTTATTTTTTCAATAAATATTTCTCTGTCTTTTAATGTCATAAATCTTACTACATACCATCCAATATCTACTTTTCTAGAATTCTCATCATATTCCTCAAAATCATCATCACTTTCATTTCCATTACTATCCAAATTATTTTTATCTTTATCTTTATTGTCGTAATGAGTTTGAACAACAGGTCTAAATATCAAAAATTTACTATCTTCTGAAAATACATTTATTTTTTTATCTGCTAATGTAAATATATCTCTAATTATGTATCTGCAAACATTACCTGTCATTTTTGTAAATCTAAATGCAGTATCATCAATAGATGTATCAAAACCGACTATGTCCAAATGCATAATTTTATTTTGCAATTGATTAACAAGTTCTTGTAGATCAGAAAATGATAGAAAATTATTTTCATGATTTTCATCATTATGTTGTCTTACAACTGATGGCACAAAATCATGGTGAAATATGCCTAAATCTATCACTAAATGTATCTGTTTATCAGAAAATTTTTCTAATATTAAAGGAATAAGTGTTTTGAATCCCAATTGTTTTATCTTTTTGAGTGTAAAATAAGTATCGTTTGTTGAATCCATATTATCTAATAATTTACTTTCTATTTCGTTGCCAATTTCATTATCAATTCCTAAATAAAAAACATTATTTATATAAATAGTCGGATCATTACTTAAATATATTGTTTTGATATTTTTATTGACTCGATTATATGCCGTTGTTGTATGTTCCATAATATTTTTATCTTCAGAAACAGTTATAATGTGACTAGTACTATGCAATTGAGATTGTTGTTTGATATATTCGTATAATAACTTATAAGCAGAATTTTTATTGTGTCTATAAAAACTTTCCGCAATCCTATAATCATACGATTCTTTTATTTGATCCGGAGAATTTCCCCCAGGATTAGAAGTATATACAGCAACAAAATAATGATCTTTTTTATTATCTATCATATTTAAGATGATCTATTTATTAGTATATCATCTGTTTATATCATTAATTGTTTCTATATTTTTCAATTTTTGTTAAATATTATTAAAAATTGAATCTTCAAATATACTACATAGCCTATAGAATTGTTGAATAACATAATCACTATATCGCAATTGATATAAATGGCGAAAAATGGAATTCCGATAGGGCCTAATGGCAAATATGTTTTGAGGGGACAATCTGTCGCTGCTAGACAGACTGGTCTTTATGTTGAAGGATTGAGTATGATGCTCGACTGTGGAATTTCAAAATCTAATCTACTAATGAGTGGCGTTTCTCAAAAAATGGATGTTCTAACTATGCTTATCACACATGGTCATTGGGACCATGTTAAAGGACTTATTGATACACTCATGGATAACGAAGCTGTGTTACACAACAGTAGTGAAGCACCACTTCCACGAATTTTTTGTCCAAATGAGTGCGTAGATTTTTTGCGTAATCATATCGGGGCATCATTTGCTTTGACAAAAAGTATGGAGGAACCACGAATTCATCACAAATATTGGCTAAATGGTTTTCTGGACGGTCAAAATAATCAAAAAAAAGAAGATCGCATTCTTGATTTGTCACCAGGACAAAAAATTCCAATCCGTTTCGACAAAAAAGATAGAAAAAAACCAACACTTTTTGCAGAAATAATGCCATGTCGTCATACAGCACCAAGTATTGGATATGGCATCATTGAAGTAAAAAATAAACTGCGTCAAGATTATTCAGCTCTACAGCCCAACGAAATCGCTGCATTGATAAATACGGGTACTGATGTTTTCGAGGAAATAGAAATTCCATTGTTCTGCTTCATGGGAGACACAGATGAAACGGTTTTGTACTCTATCTCTGGCATAAATACCGGTCGAAAACAATGGAGAAAAATTGCAAAGGATATTCGGTCAGCTAGAAAACAAAAAGGACCCTTGGATCAACACATTGAAAAACTAACAAAAACAACATTTTCTGCATCATCTTCATCTTATATTCCTAAAGAAATATCAAGTCATGGGTCAGACGATAATCATGGTATTTGTGATGAAATTGATCAAAATGAGTGTAATGATGCAAAAGATACTCAAAATTATTTTGAAACCTCAGAACCGATTTACACGTTTAACACAACATTTGACAAATTTCCTACAATGATTATTGAATGCACATATCTTCTTCCTGAACACCGTGGACTAGCCCTGGATAATCGTCACATGCATTGGAATGCATTGGAACCGTACATTAGGGAACATCCAAACACGATGTTTGTTTTGATTCATTTCAGTAATAGGTATGCACCGAAATTTATTGACGAGTTTTTCAAAAAGACTCTATATAAGAATGTTTATCCTTTTGTTACTTCAATGTCACATGAACATAAACATGAACCTAAACATGATCACAAGGATCGAAATAAAAAATAGACCATTTTATTTATAATTTTAATTTATTATATATGAACATTAAGGGAAATACAACTGTTTTGTAAAAGCTCCAGATCAGATTTTATAAAAAATTGATTTTATAATAGTGAGAACATTATTATACTGAAAATTATTTATCATATTAATCGATTGCATAATAATCCCGTATAAAATGGTCAAAGTTACTCTTCAAGCTATTAACCAAAACAAAATAACAGTTGACGTCGATCTTACTGATAAAGCAAGTATTCTTAATGATAAACTTGTTTCAGAAGGGAAGGTTGGTTCAGACATGACTGTGAAACTCATCGTGAGTGGTAAAATTATGAATCCAGAAGGAACTTTAGAATCATATGGTGTCAAGGAAGGTACAAACATAATATATATGGCTACAAAAAAACCGGCGACTCAAGCAGCTCAACCAGCTCAAGCAGCTCAACCAGCTCAAGCAGTTCAACCAGCTCAAGCAGTTCAACCAGCACAACCAGCACAACCAGTACAAGCAGTTCAACCAGCTCAAGCAGTTCAACCAGTACAAGCAGTTCAACCAGCACAACCAGCACAACCAGCACAAGCTAATCAATTACCACAGTATTTCAATGGTATTCCTGTTGATATGATTAGACAAACTGCATTGGCAGCCGTTCTTCAAACTGTCGTTTCAAACAAACAAGTATTTAATCAAATTCTTATGTCAACAGCACCTGCTCAAGCATTGCGTGCAACAAATCCAGAGGGATTTGATAAACTGGTTGATCATCCAAATTTTGTTCCAAAGGATATGTTAAAGTTTAAAACAGTAAACGGACAAGGTCAAGAACTTCCTGACAATGATTTTGAAGAATTTGAAGAATACGAAGACGAAAACAATGTCGGTATGGGAGGAAATGTTGGTGGTGCAGTAGGTGGAGTACATGGAGTTCCAGCAAACACATTGAAAATAGATATGACAGAAACTGAAAAAAAATTTTTGACCGAGTTGCACAAGAACATAGTAGATTTAGGAGCCGATTTACCTTTCATTGAACTATATCAAATATTTGTAGCTTGTGATAAAAATGAGGACGCAACAGTGAATATGGTATATAACCAGATCTAAACAATTTTATTTATGTATTTATAACATTGTTAAATGTTATAATAACCCTTTTTAATTAAACCTTCAGGTTTGTTCTCAACAAGTGTATTGTTAATAAAAATCTATTTAATATAAGTTAATTATCAGTGAAATAATTAGTATTGTCATCTATTGTATCATCTATTTGTATTTTTTGTATTTTTTGTATTTTTGATTTTTTTTGTGTCTTTTTTTTATTATTGTTACTATTTATTTTAGATATTTTTTGTGTTCTTGCTGTTTTATTATTATTAACTAGATCAATATCTTTCATGGTGGGTTGTTTTAAAGATTTTTGTGCATTTAGTATAAATTTTCTAACTGAATTTTTTAACGGACTCAATGTTTCCGTCATGATATTATTAATAAATATATTCATCATATTATTTCTTTTAATTATAGCATATACATTATATGACATCAAATTATTCAATATATTTGCATATGTGATACCTCCGTTATAAACTAAATTATGTATTACTTCAATGGGTATCGAATCACTAGAAAATATAATCGATGACATTAATGACTTATTTATTTCATTGAATTTTTCAATCAGCTCAGATGAATTTTTTATTTCTTTTGCATATGGTCCATGTATTAAGAAATCAAATAATGTAATAACACAACGATATTTTAATATATTCATTTTATTAATATTCAATGTATTTTGGATTTCTTGTAAATCATTCTGTGAAAAAGTACCAAGAGAAGAATAAAATAATTTAACATTAATATCATCACATATTATTTGTTCAAAAAGATTTTCCATGAACGATTTCATACTTTTTTCAATATTGATAGATCCATAACGTGATCTATGAAAACATCCATGGACAATTAAAGAAAATTGTTTGAATATTTTTATAATATCAAAAAATGATATTTTATCATTCATACTTCCAAATAGTACAAAGACAGGTGTTTTTATTATATTCATTTTAATAGGGTATGTGCACGCCTCATATAATATAATTGATTTCGGATCAGTTGGTTTTCCTTCTCTTTTATTTAGATCAATATAAATATAACCAAGCAGCATATCATTTTGTTTAATATTATATAAAACAACATCAGGAGACCACGCAACAACATCATTACATAAATTAAACGACAAACCGAACAGTGATGTAATTACTTGTAACATAACATGTATTGATTGTTTTAATGATAAATTATTATTAATTGTGATACCGTTATTAATTTTAGGATCATTTTTTGATTCGACGAGATTATTTACTATTTTTTTTAACGTCAATTTTAATTCATCAACATTAACATCAGAAATTAAAGTAAAATAATTATCGCTGTCTAATAATTTAGCATATGTATTTCTCAATTTAATTAGTTCGAATAATGTTTCATTTATTTTATCTCCTTTAATAAGTTGTGTACAAAATAATTTATCTTCACATAATCCTATCTGTTCAACCACGTTTTGAATTTGTTGTTTTTGTTTCAATCTATTTAACCCCATCTTATTATACGAATTTTTTATTTTTTCAATAAATAACTTTTCATGTCTGTCCAATTTTTTTTCATTTATTTTATTGATTTTATTATATAATTCCTCATCAATTTTTATTTTTTCTGTATGAATATTTAATAAATTGTCAGCTGTATTCCATGCTCTTCTGCCCTCTTTATTCGGTACAACATATTTCATCAAACCACAAAGATTATGAAAAGAATTAAACTCGTATGTATCGTCAGCTAATATATCAATAATATTTGAGTCACTCGTTTGTTCCAATATAGCGTTCCTATTACGTATCGATCCTTTTAGAAGTGTATCTACTTCAAATAAAATCTTTTTGGGATCATCACATAAACTCACCCAACTCGTTTTATTTTTATCAATATTATTCATTTTATCTATTTTATAATATAAAATATTAATACAATATAAAAACTTAACTTTAAGCGATGATGTTTAATAAAAAGATAATACAATGAGCTAAAACAATAGAAAAATGTTTATATACTATACTAATTTAAATCTAAAAAATTGATTTAAATTAAACTAATATCGATTGAGTTATCCATAAATTGATCAACAAAAGATATTACGGAAATGGAAAATATTGAATTCAGATGCAATATTAGTGAAAACGTAATAGAATATAGATGTTCAAAGGACATAAATAAAAAAGATGTTTTTATGGAATATACATATTTAGATCCAAATCTTCCAAAATCGTTTTTTGTACTACTGCGGACATCAATCAATTCACTCAAATCAAAAGGATATACATGTGTAGTCCAAACAGTTTCAAAATATGATTGGGATAATTTTCTGAAAAGTAATAATAAATGGAAAATAAGACAAACAGATATCGTAGGGGGAAGAGAAATTGTAATAATTGAATGTAAAATAGAGGATGCAATCGAGAGTATTGCGGTGGGATTGGGTATCAGTGCTTAAGTACTATTTATTATACATAATGTCCTAATAACAATTTTTATTTATTTCGTTAAAACTTTATAATAAATGTATTTATTATTTATATCTTACGTATAATAGTAGATATAATATGGATGGTAATTCTATAAAATTTGACCAATGTAATAAAAATTTCGACGATGATTCTGAATTGGAAATAATAAATATTACTGATATCATTGACGATTCTTTATCCGAATCTGTTGTGGATGTTAATATAGTGAAATATTATCCTACTGATTCTCTTTGTGATTTGAACAATTCAGACAATATGGGTTATATTGCCAATGTAGACAATGTAGACAATGTAGACAATGTAGACAATGTAGACAATGTAGACAATGTAGACAATG